CTAAGGTAGGGTGTTTGACATATATTTTATCATTACTTAAAGAAACTTTTGTTGGAAACCCTATTAAATCTTTAAAATATTTACGACAATAAAACTCAGGTTTGTCCGATAAAAAATCTTTTATATAAATTATATCACCATCTTTTAATTCCATAATTATAAATACTAAAAAGGGGATTTAAAATCCCCTTTTGATAAATTTTGTTAGTTAGTAAACTAGAATGGGTTATTTACCACAACCACATCCACCACCGTTGTTGTTACCGCCACCGTTTTTCATAATCTTAATTTTTTTATTTTTTATTTTTTTTATAATATAAATCAAGAGTCTTTTTAATTGATTCTTGAATCGTTTGGTTTGTTATATTCTTATTTAGTTTTAACTGATTATTATTATTTTCAGTTTGTCCATTTCTATTTTTACATCCGCATCCCATAGTATTAAAATATATTAATAAATATCTATAATAAAGAAAATACTATATTGAACTAATATTTATTATCAAATGAATAAAAAAATATTAAACATTATTAAGGACATAATTTTAGAAAATGATAGTAATGATGTCGTCATTTCACCTGAAGAATATGTGGAATTATTAAAATATGTGTCGTATTCAGGTAAATTAATTAATAATTTAAAAAAATATCGCGGTAAAAATATTATCATATCCGGTAGTTTGAATTTAAGTGGAACACCCTTAAAAGATTTGGGTAAAATTACAGTTAATGGTAGTGTTGATGCGAATTACAGTCAGCTAAGAACTAAACAAGGAGTTATTGCTAATTACATATCATATTATAATACACCTCTTAAAAAACAAGAAATCTATCAAGAATTCCAAAGAAGAAGGGAGATTCAAAATGATAGAAGAGAAGAAGGTTATTTTGAAGAAAGGGAAAATTTATCTGATGTTGATAAATGTACATTAGCATTATTTAATTTTTTAATATCAACTGTATATGAAGAGAAAACACCTGAAGATAGACAAAGATTAGAGGACCTTTACGCTGAAAAAGAAAGAAGAGAACAAATAGAGAAAGAGACTGAAGATGATGAGAATCTAACAGCACTTAGAGAGATTGACGCCGAAATAGAAGAAATTGAAGGTCGTATTGACATTTATGATATTATCTACGAAGGTAAACATTATTTCTTACATTCATTCAAAGTACTAGAACACCATGGTGAAAGTCGTGCAACATGGGCGGTTGGTGATGAATATTATACTGAAAAAACGGCATATCAAACAGTTGAAAACTTAATTGACGATGTTGGACTGGAAGGTTTTAGAAGTGGTTTTGTTGAGAATCATATTGATGAGGAAGAACTGAAAGATTATTTTAGAGAAAGTGATGAAAATTATGTTAGAGAAAATTTAGAAGATTTCTTTGATGAAGATGATTTTGAATATTCTGACCCAGAAGTACAACAAAGAATTGATGAGATTACTGAAATGTTGGAAGATTCTGAAAATTTATCACAAGAACAATATGACGAATTAAATGAAGAATTGGATGAGTTAAAAGATAGTGATAAAACTATACCTGAAAATTTGATTGATGAAAAGGTTGAAAGTTTATTGGAAGATAAAACTTATGACGCTGCCGGAACAATTAGAGACTACGGTCTAGATATGCAAGACTTTATTGATATGGACGCTTTAATTAAAGATGTTGTTGATACTGACGGATATGGAACTACAATTAATTCATACGATGGCACAGAAGATACTGTTGAGTTTGATAACGAAACATACTATATTTTCCAAATAGATGGTTAATATGGAAAAAACCAAAGAAAAAAAATATAAGAAAAAGTCTAATTTTAAACTTAGTTCAGACTGGATTATCCAAGAACCTATAGATTATGAACATAAGTATTATGTTTTAATGGATTTCATTAAATATTGTGATGAAAAAATAGACAAGTTTGAATTGTATCCATTGATGACTGAAATATCATTACACTTGGCTAATATACAGTCAATAGGGAGTGAATTAAAATATATTACAGTTGACAAAAATTTCAAAAACCCTGACGATGAAGTTTTATTATCTGAATTGAAATTTAAAAGCATACCAAATTTTACAGAATCTGAATTTAAAGAGTTTAATAAAATAATTGAACTTTCCTCATCCAAATTCATGCAATACTTTAACATTGTTAAGGCTGTATGGAACATGGTTTATGAAACAATATCAATTAAAATAAATGACTCTAACTTTAACATACCCTACAATAAAGGATTTTTTTATTCAATTAAAGATGACCAAGTTAATTTATGGTCTTATGATATAAAAAATGAAGGTAATGTTCTAATGGAGTCACAGATGAATATCAGTAAAATATTTTGTGGTAGTAAAGACAATTTAGATTTATACCTTGACCAATCAAAACCAATATTTGAGTTAATCTATACTAATGATTTTGATATGAAATCAAGTTTACTGCCGATTTTCAAAAGAAAAGTTTTAAGTTATTTAATACAGAGTAAAAAAATTGATTCAATGAAAAATATTAATTAATTTTGTTAAATGGGATTTAACAAGAGAATAGTTGGACCGGAACAAATTAAAGGTATTGAGAAAGATTTAACCACAATTATCAGGTATTTAAATTCTGATTGTTTAATATTTGTCAATAATGAAGTAGAACAAAAATTTAAAGAATATGAGAAAAAATATGTCCCCAACAGAATTAATGTTATCTAAACTTGAAAGCCCAATTCATATTTCGTATATTTCTGAATATATATTGCGTTTACCACTGAATGAGACTAAAACTAGAATTGAATCATTAATTGAAAGTGGTATGATAGAAGAAAGTAAATATGGAAAAGAATATTATGTCAGAACAAACAGAAATGGTTAATCACCCAAGTCATTATGGGGGAGAGTCAAACCCATATGAGGCGATTAAAGTAATTGACGCTTGGGATTTAGGATTTTGTCTTGGTAATACTGTGAAGTATATTTCAAGAGCTGGTAAGAAAGGTACCGACAAAGAATTACAGGACCTTAAAAAGGCTCTTTGGTATTTACAACATCACATTGAAACATTAGAGAAGAAATGATAGAGAATTATATTAACACCGTAATAAACGGTGATTGTGTTGAGGTAATGAAAGAATTACCTGAGGGGAGTATTGATTTGATTGTTACATCACCACCATATGGTGTTAACATTGCTTATGATGTCCATGATGATGATATGGAGATTAGTGAGTATTTGGAATTCACTCGTAAATGGTTGACCGAAGCCTATAAGGTGTTGAAAGATGATGGTAGGATTGCTTTGAATATTCCTTATGAGATTAATAGACAAGCGAAGGGTGGTAGAATTTTCTTTGTATCTGAAGTTTATCAGGTTATGAAGGAGATTGGATTTAAGTTCTTTGGTGTTGTTGACTTGGAGGAAGATAGTCCACATAGAAGTAAGACAACCGCTTGGGGTTCTTGGATGAGTCCGTCTTCACCATATATCTATAACCCAAAGGAATGTATTATCCTTGCATATAAGAAGGTTCACATTAAGAAAGTTAAGGGAGAGCCACAATGGAAAGGGGAACCTACCATAACGGAGGAAGGTAAGACCAAGATTGTTTATCAGGAAGAAGATAAGAAAGACTTTATGGAGTTGGTATTCGGTCAGTGGAAGTATTTGAATGACTCAAGACCAATGACAAAGGCGACTTTCAGTATGGATATCCCAACCAAGGCAATCAAGATTCTATCATATAAAAATGATATTGTCCTTGACCCCTTCAATGGAAGTGGAACAAGTTGTGTGGCGGCAGAAATTTTGGATAGAAGATGGATTGGAATTGAATTATCACCAAATTACGCTGAGATTGCAAGACAACGAATACAGGGTTTTGTTGACCAAAAGAAACAACAAAAGTTAGAATTTGAAAACGGGGGTCAATAACCTCCGTTTTTTAATTTAAGATATATTTATTATAAAAAAGACATGGAGCAGGTTATTATTGAATTATTAACGATACAAAATCAATTTAGGATTTTTCATTGGCAAACTAAATCATTTGCAAGACACAGCGCCTTTGGTGGGATATACGAAACTTTGGATGATTTGATTGATAAGTTTGTTGAGGTTTGTATGGGTAAACATGGTAGACCGGATTTTGAAGGTGGTATTAGTGTTATACTATCAGATTTGAAAGAATTGAATCCTGTGGAATTTTGTGAGTTGGCAATTGATTTCTTGGTTGAATTGAGTAATCAGTACGATTCATCTAAAGATTCTGATTTACTTAACATCAGAGATGAGATAATGGGGGAGATTAATAAATTAAAATATTTGTTAACTTTAAAATGACAAAAGTAAAATTTATCACAAAATCCGATTTTACAAAGGAGAAGAGTATTAATGAATTAAAAGTTCTTTGGCCTAAACTAACCTTAGAGGAGAAAGAATTCGTTTTTGAATGTTTGATATTCTTAAATCCTGACAGTAAGAAAATATTAAGTGAAGCCAAATGGTATAACACCATTGGAGATGTCGTTGGTATTTTTGACCCTACAGGTATTGTAGATTTAATTAATGGAATATCTTATTTTAAACAAGGTGATAAATTTTTCGGTATATTGTCTTTGATATCTGCG